ACGATTAAAGAACGTGATAAGCAGTTAGAAACATTAAAAAACAGCCCTGATAACCCTGAAACATTAAAACAGCAGATTCAACAACTTCAAGATGATAACAAGGCTAAAGATGAAGCACATCAAAAAGAAATCAAAGAACTTAAAGTTAATAGTGCATTAGAAAAGGCTTTAACTAATGCTAAAGCGAAAAATGCTAAGGCAGTGCAGGCACTTCTTGATTTAGGTGATGATGTTGAACTTAATGAAGATGGAACTATCAAAGGACTTGATGAAAAGATTAAGGCTTTGAAGAAATCCGATGCTTATATGTTCAATGATGATAAACAAACGGTAAAGATTGATGGTGCTAAACCAAATGCATCACCAAATGATCCTGCTAATCCAAATCCAGCACGTGATCCTAACAAACCAAAAACTTATGAAGATTTTGTTGCTGAATTAGAAGCACAGAACAATCAAGAATAGAAAATTAGAAAGGAAGATTTTTATTTATGAACACAAAATTTGATTCAAAATCATTTAATCCCGAAGCGTTTGGGAAATATTTAGAAAGCGTACCACGCTTAAAAAGAAACGAACTATTGAAGAGTGGTGCAGTTGTAGGAAGTGAAACATTAGCAAATTTATTTGCTGATCAAACTGGTTCATTCTATGCACGTATTCCAATGTATGGACAAGCAACAGCAGATGCACAAAACTATGATGGTGAAACTGATATTGTTGCAACTGGAACAAACACATTTGAACGTGGTGTTTTTGTTGCTGGGCGCATGTTTGCTAAAACTGAAAAAGATTTCTCGTATGATATTACTAGCGGTGTAGATTTCATTTCACAGGTAGGGAATCAAACATTAGATATTATTGATGAAATTGATCAAGATGATTTATTAGCAATCTTAAAAGGTGTTTTCGCTATGACAGATGAAGGAAGTTTACCATTTGTTAATGAACATACTTATGACTGCACTAATGTAGATGATGGAAAAGTTAAAGAAACAACTATTAATAACGCTACACAAAAAGCAAGTAAACAAAATAAAAATAAATTTACTCTAGCTATTGCACATTCACAAGTTGCGACAAACTTAGAAAATATGAGATTGATTAAATATCTAACATATACAGATGCTAATGGTATTACTAGAGATTTAGCAATTGCAACATGGAATGGTAAAACATTAATTATTGATGATTCTGTTGGTGAATCAGTTGCTTATGAATTAACTAAAGATACTGATATTGTACCTGGCAAAACTTATTACACTCTAAAAGCTAAATCAACTGATAAGTATGAAAAAGTTGCTTCACCTGAAAAAGCAAACCTTGGTACTTATTATGAACAATATACACAATATACAACATATGTATTCGGTAATGGTGTAATTGAAAGACAGCCAGTCCCTGTTAAAGTTCCTCATGAAATGGCACGTGATCCATATAAAAATGGTGGTGAAGATACTTTAATCAAAAGATGGCGAAATGCTTATGGTGTTAAAGGTATTTCTTATGAAAAGAAAGCACAAGCTAAAAAATCACCTACAGCCACAGAAATGGCAGATGGTACTAACTGGGTGTTAGTTAATGATGGAAACACTGATAGCCCTGAATACTATGACCACAAAGCGATTGCTATTGCCCGTATCATTTCAAGAGGTTAATCATGAATAAAAATATTAAAGATGATATTATTAAAAGGCTTTCTTCAATGAACTATGAAGTTAAGGAAAAAGATAATTTCATCTTGCAGTTCATCATTGATAAGGTTGAACAGGATATTAAAAATAAGACAAATCAAAGTGAAGTTCCAAGTGGACTTCATTTTGTTTTTGTTGAACGTGTTTGTGGTGAGTTCCTAAATGGTATGCGCAGTTCAAATATGCTTTCTGATGAACAGATTGAAGCTACAGTGACTGCAATTAAAGAGGGTGATACACAAGTATCATTTGATAAAGATTCTTCACCACAAGCCGTTTTTGGTGCTTATTTGAAATATCTAATGAATTATGGTAGTGATGATTTTGCTAAGTATAGAAAGTTTATGTGGTGATTCATATGAATGCAGTTAGAAAAGCATTAGAAAGTATGTACAAAGATACTTGTACTATCTATGAAAATCAAAAAATTAAAGATCCTAATACTCATGTAACAAATTTTAAAGAAGTTGAAGTATTAAAAGATATAAAGTGCAGATTGTCATTTTCAAATGTGACAAGCGCTGAAAAGGGTGATGCGGTGACTATTGCGCAGGTTACAAAACTATTTATTGCGCCTGAAATAAATATCAAAGCAGGATCTAAACTGGTTATTACCCATGAAGGAGTTACTACTGAATACACAAGAAGCGGTGTTCCTGCTATACATTCAAATCATCAGGAAGTAGTTATTGAATTGTTTAAGGAATACGCATAATGGCTAAATGGGGAAACTGTGATTTTAAACAGCTTCAAAAATTACAAAAGAAAATGGAGAAGTTTGAAAAGGCTGATCTTGAACAGTTTTGTGAAATGTGTGCTAAACATTTAGCTGCAAGACTTTTAGCAAGAGTTATTAAAGCTACACCCGTTGATACTGGCACATTAAAACGTTCTTGGAGTGAAGAAAATAAGAATGTTTATGTTGAATATAAGGGTAATGAATTTATATGTGAAATTATCAATTCAACGGAATATGCAATTTATGTTGAGTATGGACATAGACTAAAAGGGCATAAAGGCTGGGTTCATGGTTATTTTATGTTGGAAAAATCAACACTTCAACTGGACTTACAAGCACCAAGAATTATTGAAAAATTACTAATGAAGAAATTGGGTGAGATATTCAATGATTAATGAAATTATGGATGCTATCGCTATTAAACTGCATGAAGTATATGGTGATGAATACGAAATACATCAAAATGATATTAAGCAAGGTTTGCAAGAGCCTTGTTTTTTAATTACTCTTATTGACAGTGAAAAAGAGAATCTATTAAATTTGCGTTCTAAGCGACTTTTACCGTTTGATATATTATTCTTCTCTAGCAGTGGAAAAAATCAATGTCATAGCGTTTCTGACACGCTTATGAATGAGTTAGATATGATCAAATGTATTGACGGTGATTTACTTCACGGTACAAAAATGAGAAGTGAAATCATTGACGATGTTCTTCATTTCTTTGTCAGCTTCAATTATATAGCAGTAGTTAAAGAGGAAGAAACTGGATCAATGGAAACATTGGAAGTTAGCAGTAATACAAAGGAGTGATTATATGGCTAACACTAAAACAAAAACGATTCAAAAAAAACAGGATGCATCTTTTTACAAGGATGCATTTTTAAATTCTAAAGTATTTAGAAATAAAAAGGATTTATTAAATGCCATTTTAGAAGATGGTAAAAAATATACAACTAAAGAAGTCAATGACTTGTTAAAAAAAGAATTGGAAAGAAAGGTGGAATGTTAAATGTTAGGTGGCGGAACTTTTACTGCACAAAATAAAAAATTGCCTGGTACTTATATCAATTTTGCAAGTGCATCTAGAGCATCTGCATCGCTGTCTGATCGTGGTATCGTTGCAATACCATTATTAATGGATTGGGGTGCAGCAGATGAGGTTTTTGAAGTATCAAACGAAAAGTTTGTAAATAATTCATTGAAAATTTTTGGATATGATTATTCACATGACAAAATGAAAGGATTAAGGGATTTATTTAAAAATACCAAAACATTATATGCATATCGTTTAAATGGAAAGGGTACAAAAGCAACTAACACATATGCAGAAGCAAAATATCCAGGTATTAGAGGTAATGACTTAAAAATCATTATTTCAAAGAATGTTGATGATGAAACTAAATTTGATGTTAAAACAGTTTTAGAGTTTAAAGAAATGGATGTTCAAACTGTTAAAAATTCTTCTGAACTGGTTGCCAATGACTGGGTAACTTTCAAAAGTGCAGAACTTCAAGAAACTGCTTCGACACCATTAGCAAGTGGTACAAATGGAACAGAGGTAACAACATCTGAATATCAAGCGTTTTTGAATGCGATTGAATCTTACAGTTTTAATGCTTTGGGATGTCCAGTTGAAGATTCGAAAATCAATGAATTATTTGTTACATTTACAAAAAGAATGCGTGATGAAGTCGGGGCTAAATTTCAAACGGTAGTTTATAGAAAACCTGCTGATTATGAAGGAGTTATCTCTGTAGAAAATGAAGTGACTGATGATGTTAATAAAGCAAGTGTGGTTTATTGGACAACTGGCGCACAAGCAGGTTGTGCAGTTAATAAATCATTAACTAATACTGCTTATGATGGTGAATTTAAAATCAAGGTAGATTATACACAATCACAATTAGCGGATGCATTAGAAAGTGGTAAATTCATTTTTCATAATGTAACAGGTGAAGTTAGGGTTCTTGAAGATATTAATACTTTTACATCAGTTACAGATGAAAAAAGCATTGATTTTTCAAATAACCAAACAATCAGGGTTATTGATCAAATCGCTAATGATGTTGCTGCTTTATTCAATACGAAATATCTTGGTAAAATTCCAAACAATGCATCAGGTAGAATTTCACTGCAATCGGATGTTGTTGCAATTCATAGAGCATTAGAAGATATTCAAGCAATTGAAAATTTTAGTGCAGATGATATTGTGGTGGCTCAAGGTGATACAAAGAAATCAGTAGTATTAACAGATAAAATCACAGTTATTAACGCAATGAGTCAACTTTATATGAGTTGTGTAATTAGCTAGAAAGAGGAACAGATAACATGGGTAAATTTACAATGAAGGCTAAGGATTCTATCAGTGGATCAATGGCTGAATTATATGTGACTATTGAGGGAAACAGATATAACTTTGCTCAGGCAATCACATTTGAAGCAAATTTTGAAAAAAGCAAAACTGAAGTGCCTGTTTTAGGTCGTACAGGTAAAGGAAATAAAGCAACGGGGTGGACTGGGTCAGGTTCAATGACTTTACACTACAATACTTCAGTTATGCGTGAATTAGCATATAGATATAAAGAAACTGGTGAAGATGTTTATTTCGATATGCAATGTACGAATGAAGATCCAACTTCAAGTGTTGGGAGACAAACCGTTACATTAATTGACTGCAACTTTGATAGTTTAGTGTTAGCTAAATTTGATGCTGATGCAGATTATCTTGATGAAGATGTCGACTTTACGTTTGATGATTTTGAAATTCCTGAGAAGTTTAATTTGTTACAAGGGATGATTTAGTTTAAAGGACCACATTGAAGTGAACCCCATATAATGTGGTCCTTTTTTATTTGATTAAATATAAGAAAGAGGTATGAGAAAAATGAGTTTATCAGCTTTTATGGCACAAAATGTTGTGCAGGAAGAAAATATTGAATATGTTGCATCAAAAAGATTTATCGATGAAAAAACAAAAAAACCTATTGCATGGGAATTAAGATGTTTGGATTCACAGCGTGATGAAGAATTAAGAAAATCTTGTACTAAAAGATTAGAAGTACCAGGAAGAAAGGGGCAATTTACAAAGGATACAGATTTTGATAAGTATGTTGGACTGTTAACAGTTGAATGTGTTGTGTTCCCTAATTTGAATGATGCAGAACTTCAAAATTCTTATGGAGTTATGGGTGCGGATGCATTATTAAAAAAGATGTTAAAACCAGGTGAATACGCTGATTTATTAGCAAAAGTTCAAGAAATCAATGGCTTTAATGAAAGTTTTGAAGATAAGGTAGAGCAAGCAAAAAACTAATTGAAGAAGGTGATTTTGAAGCTAATATTGCTTATTATTGCCTTCATAAATTGCATATGCTTCCATCACAGTTTCTTTCTCTACCGACAAATGAACAGGCATTTGTATATGCTGCAATTCAAATAAGGACTGAGAATGAAGAAAAGGAAGCTAAAAAAATAAAAGCAAAATCAAAATCTAAAGGTCGTAGGAGGTAGGTGAATATATGGCTTCTATTAAAACAGTTATAAGCGTTCAAGACAGAATGACACCAGCATTCACCTCTATGAACCGTGCTTTAAATATTGTTATAAGTTCATTTGAACAGTTACAAAGAGATTCAGGACGTGCAGTTGATACTTCTTCTATACGACAGGCGAGGGAAGAATTAGCACGTGCTGAAGTCACTATGAATGGTGTTGAACAGGAAATTAGACAGGCTGCAAATCAGCAGCAAAATTTTAATACCAAGATAAAGCAAGGACAATCGGCTTCTGATGGACTTCTTAAAAAGGTTATGGGATTTGTTGGTGCTTATGCTGGTATACAGACAATAGGAAATATTGTTGGTTTGTCAGATCAAATGTCACAGACAACTGCTAAATTAAATATGATTAATGATGGTTTACAGTCAACTGAAGAACTTCAAAACATGATATTTCAATCGGCACAGAATTCAAGAGCAGCATACGGTGATACAGCTAAAACAATTGCAAAATTAGGGCAAAATGCAAAAGATGCATTTAATTCAAATAAAGAACTTATTGCATTTGCTGAAACATTAAATAAAAAGTTTGTTATAGCAGGTGCTACACAAGAAGAAATATCAAGTGCTACATTGCAATTAACGCAAGCGTTAGGATCGGGTGTATTACGTGGTGAAGAATTAAATGCAGTATTTGAGTCAGCGCCAAATGTTATTCAGTCTATTGCTGATTATTTAGATGTGCCAATTGGAAAAATTCGACAAATGGCAGCAGATGGTGAAATAACTGCTGATATTGTAAAAAATGCAATGCTTTCATCAATAGATGAAACGAATGCACAGTTTAAACAAATGCCTGTTACATGGTCACAAATATGGGTTAAGTTTAAAAATGAAGCATTGATGGCATTTCAGCCAATACTTGACAAAATCAATGAAGTTGCAAATAGTCAGGGTTTTAATGCAATGTTCAATGGTGCTGTAAATGCAATTCGAATGTTTGGTAATGTAGCAACTAAAGTGATCGATGTTATAGCTAACGGAGCATCATTTATAGCACAAAATTGGAGTATGATAGCACCTGTAATATATGCAGTAGCAGGGGCTATGGCTATTTATGGTGCGACAATTTTAGCTGTAAAGGCATATCAAACCGCTGCTTTGGCAGTATCATGGATGTACATTGCTGCATTAAGAATGAAAACATGGCTTACACAGGAAGGAATTATTGCAACAGCTACTCAAATAGGAGTGCAGATGGGGCTTAATGGTGCATTGGGTACTACAGTAGGTCTTATTTTTATGATAGTAGCAGCGGTTTTAGCTGTTATTGCTGTTGTATTTATAGTGACAGCAGTTTGGAATCATTTTACTGGTGAAAGTGTAAGTGGCTTAGGAATTATTGTTGGTGCGGTTTACTGGTGTGGCGCTCTTATTCAAAATATTTTTATTTTAGTAATTAATATTATTTTAGGAGCATTTCAGCTTCTGGTTAACAGTATTCAGCTAGGTGCAGCAGCTATCGCATTTGTATGGCAGTTAATTTGGAAAACAATAGCGAACCTGGCTATAAGTGTTGCTGAGTGGGTTGTAAATAAGTGGAATGAAGCAGTACTTAATATTAAAAAATTCTTTGCATTTTTAGGTAAAACTGGCGCACAGGCTTTTAAAGCTGTTGCGAGTGCGGCAGGAAGTGCAGCAACTTCTATCGCAAATGCATTCGTTGCAGGTGCTAACGCAGCTATTAAGGCAATCAACTGGATCATAGATGCAATCAATTTAATTCCAGGTGTTGATATTGATAAGGTTGATAAAATTGGCAAAGTTGACTTATCGTTTGATACCAGTGGGTTAGATACATATATATCACAAATGGATGGTATATTAGGTGAAACAGCGGAAAAAGTTTCGTTTGATAGATTTGAGTATGATGCTTTTGAAATGCCTGATTTGTGGTCACCTGATTATGTTGACTTTGTTGATATGGGCGAAGCATTTGATAAAGGATATGCTCAAGGTGAAAAATGGCAAAGTGATATAGGTGACTGGATGGGCGGACTTTTTGATAAAGGTGATAATCCGCTATCTGATCTTGAAAATAATTTTAGCGGTATCAAAGATGCAACTGATAAGGCAGCAGATTCAGGGAATAAGACCGCTGGAAACACTGCACAAATGGCTAAGACCATGAATGCATCAAGTGAGGATTTGAAATATTTAAGAGATATTGCAGAACGTGAAACAATAAATCGTTTTACAACTGCTGAAATAAAAATTGATATGAATAATAACAACACCATAAATAGTGATATGGATATTGATGGTGTCGTTGAAAAATTAACAGAAAGAGTTGAAGAAGAACTTCTTGCTACTGCTGAAGGGGTTCATAGTTAGAAAGGGGAGTTGTTTATGGCTAAAGGATATAGTTTCTTTTTAGGAAGTTTACAGCTTCCTGTTCCACCTGAATCAATGGAAATGGTTATTAATAATCAAAATACAACAATTAATTTGATAAATGATCAGGAAGTTAATATTTTAAGAAAAGCGGGACTTACCGAAATATCATTTGATGCACTTTTACCGCAAACAAAATATCCTTTTGCAGCTTATCCTAATGGATTTAAAAGTGCTTCATATTTTCTTGAAGAAATAGAAAAACTAAAAACAGGTTTAAAACCGTTTCAGTTGATTGTGACACGTGCAACACCTAATGGCAAGCTGTTGTTTGACACAAATATAAAAGTGTCTTTAGAGGACTACACAATAAAAGAAGAAGCAGGAAATGGTTTTGATGTTAAAGTATCTCTGTCTTTTAAACAGTATGTTGAATATTCAACTAAAACAGTAAAAATAAATATAGAAGATAATCGAAAGAAACCAGTAATTAATCCCCCATCAAGATTTGCTTCTTCCAATGCATCCAATGTACAGCCGACTATAGGATGCAATGTAATTGTAAACGGGAGACTGCATCGTGACAGTTATGGAAATGGACCAGGACAAACTCGAACCAATTATCAAGGTAAGATAAATTTTATTAAGACGGATGGAAGGTCGCATCCTTATCATGTCACAACACCTGGTGGCAGTTGGCTTGGCTGGGTTCTTCCAAGTGCGATAAGGGTGATTTAATGAAAGTTATATTATTGATACAGTGGCTTGATACCTGTTATGAACCAGTAACACTTGATGGCATAACTTGGACATTAGAAAGAAAAGGAACACCAGGAAAACTGGAATTTACAGTGCTTAAAGATTCTAAACTGAGGTTTGAAGAAGGTGCTTCGGTTCGGTTAAAAGTAAATGATACTAATTTATTTTATGGCTTTGTATTTAAGAAAACATATGATAAAGATAAAAATATCAAAGTAACTGCGTATGATCAATTGAGGTATTTAAAGAATAAAGATACATATGTTTACAAGAATAAAACCGCTACTGAACTTGTTAAGATGATTGCAGCAGATTTTAACTTAAATATTGGGCAGATGGACGATACGTATTTTAAAATTGCTACTAAAGTTGAAGATAACAAAACGTTATTTGATATTATTCAGGATGCACTTGATGATACTTTAGACAACAGAAGTGAAATATATGTACTATATGATGATTTTGGCAAGCTGAGATTATCCTATATTGAGTTCTTAAAAGTTGGATTGGTTGTTGATGCGGAAACCGCAGAATCATTTGATTATTCAAGTTCAATTGATGGTGAAACCTACAATAGAATCAAACTTGTTAGAGAGAATGAAAAGACTGGTAAACGTGATGTTTATATTGCACAAAGCGGTGACAATATGAATAAATGGGGTGTTCTTCAATACTTTGATACTGTTGATGAAAATGTCAATGCAGTTGCAAAAGCTAATGCACTTTTAAAGTTATACAATGAAAAAACCAAATCATTGAAAATAAATGGTGTATTAGGCGATACAAGAGTAAGAGCAGGCTCACAAATTATTGTGCAGTTAGAATTAGAAGATATGAAACTACAAAATTTTATGCTGGTTGAAAAAGTAACACATAAATTTGAAAACAATCATCACAGTATGGATTTGACACTGAAAGGGAATGGTATTTTTGATGGCTAATTTGGTTGAATTGATTAAACAGGCAGCAGTTGAAGCGGTGAATGCTTCTGATCCTGCTGCTTTTTATTTTGGTACTGTAACCAATGATAATCCTTTGTCCGTCAACGTTGAACAAAAGATGGATTTAACAAGTGAATTTCTTATTCTAACTAATGCAGTGAAGGACCATGTTGTAGAAATGACAGTTGATCATACAACTGAAAATGTATCACTTAATGCTAATCATACGCATGAAGTTGAATCAAGTGGTGATATAACTGTTACATCTAAACTGAATCCTGAACAACCAGGAACAACGATTGAAAATGAGGTTCAGAATACATCGTCAACATCAATAAGTGCAGTTAAAATTGATTTAACACATAAACACAGTTATAAGGGTAGAAAGAAGTTTACAGTTCATAATGCACTAAAAAAAGGTGAAAAAGTTGTAATGATAAAATTGCAAGGCGGTCAAAAATTTGTTGTTTTAGATCGTGTATAAAAAGGGGGAATGTTATGATTCCACAGAATGAATATGAATTAGAAAATGATGCTGCTTTAGATATTGAAGAAATACCGACACCAACACCTAGGATCATCATAGAAAAAAACAGGCTAATGGGTTCATGTGATGGGCTTGAAGCAATTAAACAGGCAGTATATTTAATCCTAAATGTTGAAAGGTACAGATATGTAATTTATTCATCGAATTATGGAGTTGAATTTGATGATCTGTTAGGTAAACCAGTTCCATATGTACTGCCTGAATTAAAAAGAAGAATTGAAGAAGCATTGACACAAGATGATCGCATTACAGGTGTTGATGGTTTTGAGTTTGAGACAAAAAAAGATACAGTGCATTGTACATTTACAGTACACAGTATTTTTGGGAATTTTGTAAGTGAAAGTGTGGTAAATATTTGATGTATGAAAATATTACTTTTGAAAAACTGATGGAAAGAGCAGTTGCGAGAATTGAAGAACAAAACTCTAATATTGACACAAGAGAAGGTTCTATTGTCTACAATGCTTTATCACCAGCTATTTATGAAATTATGGGAATGTATATTGAGATTGACAGAATTATGAATGAAACATTTGCTGATACTGCATCAAGAGAATACCTTATCAAAAGAGCAGCAGAACGTGGTATTATTCCACAGCCTGCAACAAAGGCTATTTTAAAAGGGGTATTTACCCCATCTGCACTTGAAATTCCTATTGGTTCAAGATTTTCATTAGAAAAACTAAATTATACAGTTATAGAAAAAATTGGTGATGGTCAATATCAGTTGGAATGTGAAACTGCTGGTGAAGAAGGTAACCTTCATTTTGGACAGCTTATTCCAATTAACTATATTGATAAGTTGGAAACCGCTGAACTTGTTGAACTGCTTATTCCTGGTGAAGATGAAGAAGATACCGAATCAATAAGAAAAAGATATTATCAGTCGTTAGAAGCTGAAAGTTATGGTGGTAACAAAATTGACTATAAAATTAAGGTTGGGTTAATAAAAGGTGTTGGCGGTGTTAAAGTCTATTCAGGTCATGAATGGAACGGCGGTGGAACTGTCAAAATCGTTATAACTGATTCTGATTTTGAAAAGCCTACGGATACATTAGTGAAATCGGTTCAAAAAGAAGTTGATCCCGTTGCTACACCTGGTGAAGGTATTGGGATAGCCCCTATTGGACATATAGTAACTGTTGTAGGTGTTAATGAGGTTGAAATAGATATTAGTACCCAAATAATTTATCAGCCTGGATATTATTTTGAAGCTGTTAAAACAGATTTAGAAAAAGCAGTTGATGAATATTTACAAGGTTTGAATTCAGTTTGGGAAGATGAGAATAACATTATTGTTCGTATATCGCAGCTTGAAACTAGAATTTTAGGTGTAAAAGGTGTTCTTGATGTCATGAATACAACAATCAATGGGGTATCAGAAAATTATACTGTTCACAAAGACAGTATTGTTAAAAGAGGTGAATTAACTGATGGAAACTAAACTTATTAGTTATCTTCCACCTGTTTTACAGAATATAGAAGAATTTAAGGCGCTATATAGAACTGAAGATTATGAAATTGATGATTTGTACGCTGCACTTGAGATTCTTTTAAAGGATCAGTTTGTGCATGAAGCAACTGAAAATGGTATCAAAAGATGGGAAAAGATTTTAAAAATTATTCCTGGGGCTTCTGATACCTTAGATATGCGCAGATTTGAAATTTTAAATCGCTTGAATATAAAGATACCTTATACTATAACGATGCTTCGAAACAAAATACAAGCATTGTATGGGAGCAATTGTGATATTAAATATATCAATGATACTTATACATTGAAAATTTTTGTTCCTGCTATCGTAGATAAGGAACTTTTAAATTTACAAAAAATGTTAGATGTGATTATTCCAGCTAATTTAATTGTTAACATTATCATAAATGAACAGATAGAAAGGATGAGGAAATTATGAAATTTGAAAACAAAGTTTATGACACTTTAAAGTACGTGGCACAGGTGGTATTGCCATCAGTTGGAACGTTGTATTTTGCACTTGCAGGGATTTGGGGGTTACCATTTGGAGAAGAAATTGTTGGTACAATCACTGCGATTGATGCGTTTTTAGGTGCTTTATTAATGATTTCAACCAGCCAATATAAAAAAGCGAAAGAATAGTGGGTGTTCCAATGTCACAAGGTGAATTCTATGTATTATTATTTGGTGCAATTAGCGGCTTAGCAGTTGTTGTTGCACCGATTTTAAAACTTAATTCTAATATAACGAAATTAAATTCCAATATGGAGTATTTGAATCGTAATGTCGTAGAGAGTGAAAAAAGAATCAATGATATAGCTCAACAACAAAATATGACGGATAAAGTTCTTTATGAACATAAATATATCCTTAAAAATCATGAAGATAGAATTGATAAATTAGAAAAATAAGAGTGGTTGAATACTGCTCTTATTTTTATTACAGAAGGAGAATGAAGAATGGAAATTAAACAAAATTTAGTGAGTTCAAGCAAATATGATATTAAGTGTCCTTATGAACGAACACCGCAGTTTTACGTTATTCATAACACATACAATGATGCAGCAGCATCAAACGAAGTAGCATATATGATTAGAAATGACAATAAAGTATCTTTTCACTATGCTGTTGATGATGTAGAAGCTGTTCAAGGACTACCCGAAGATCGTAGTGCTTTTGCTTCTGGTGATGGTAAAAGAGGTCAAGGTAATCTATACGGTATCCACGTAGAAATTTGTTATTCTAAATCTGGTGGAGATAGATTCATCAAGGCTGAACAAAATGCAGCAAAATTTATCGCAGATGGTTTAAAGGCGCATGGTTGGGGAATTGATAAAGTTAAAAAACACCAAGATTTTGCAAATAAATATTGCCCACATAGAACATTAGATATGGGGTGGCAAAGATTTTTAAATATGGTACAAGCTAATCTTGATGGAAATTCTCAACCATTGCCACAGCCATCACCAGATACTTGCACATCAGTAAATTATCAAGTAAGAATTACTGCTAACAGTGGTTTAAATGTTCGCTCTGCTCCATCTACAAATGCTTCTAAAGTAACTGCATTAGCTAAAGGAACAGTAGTTACTGTTGATAGAGAATCTAATGGATGGCTACATATCAGTCAAGGATGGATTTCTGCTGAATATACTGAAAGAGTTTCTAGCGGATTTTCGGTTAATTATAAAGTAAAAGTTACTGCAAACTCAGGATTGAACGGTCGTTCTACTCCAAGCACTTCAGGAAGCAAGGTTACTGCTTATGTCAAAGGAACAATCTTAAACATTTCAAAAGAACAAAATGGTTGGGGATATACTGGTACTTGTTGGGTTAAATTAGAATATACTGAAAAAGTAAGTTCTAATAACACATCAAACACTTTAGGTACTTATGAAGTAACTGCCAATGATTTAAGTGTTCGTACCGGTCCTGGAGAAAATTATAGAAGAAAAACATATAATGAATTAACAGTTGATGCAAAAAAACATGATTATGATAAAGACGGATGTCTAAACAAGGGAACTCGTGTTACTGTTTCGAAATGGAACGGTAATTGGGCTAAGATTCCATCAGGTTGGGTAAGTGGCGATTATCTAAAAAAGGTATAGTAATGAAACGTATAGAAGTATCTGTTTTAGCCGCTCTAGCGCTATTATCATTATTACTAGGAATTGCCCTAGTACAAGAAAAACAAACCACTAGAAACCTAAAAACCAATCTAGAATTAACAAAGCAGGAACTCTATGATGCTAGAGGTGATAGAGATTATTATCAAGGACAGTATAAAAAATATTTTGAACTGTCCGAGGAACTACAAAATCAAATGGGAGTTTATGCTTATGAATAAAGTTTATCTAAAACACGATGCTGAAGATATTCAGGGGAACTGTTTAAACACAAGGATAGAGTATACCCTTTTGTATATGGGGCTATCTCATAGTATTATTAATAATGGGTATCGCGATATACACGTAAATAATATATATATAAAATTCAAGCCTAGGTCACACACATTGATCTAGGCTTTTTTGTATAAAGAAAAACACAGTGACATGGGAATGAACACTGTGTTTTTAGCATAATTTTGGAATACGTACTATGCTTAATAAAAGTATATAATAATAAGTAATTATTTTCAATAAACTTTATATACAAAGAGCACAAGCCCAAAACGGGAGAGGTGAACTTGTACTCTTTGTATACTTTCGAATATTGTTAATGGGAGAGGAACAATATTCTATTGTACAAAAATAATATTTGTACGCAATCTATTCTACTACATTATACAAAATATGCAAATGTATTAAACTTTTAAATAAAAGAGCACAAGGCTCTACCGAGGAGATATCTTTTTTGTGCTCTTGGTTGGGTATGGCTAAGGGGAAAGGAGGACCATACCCTATTATACAACTATTGGAATTATAATGGGGATCAATAATTGTACAATATCAATTATAGTTATTTGTCATTTTTTATCAACTCATATACTTAATACTCAATATTTGATTGAATAAGTAATACTTTTTAGTATGGAAAAACATATTGTAAAATATAGTTATTTATTATATAGTAAACACATAAAGGAGGATTTACAATGGCTAAAATTACAGTAAATGAATCTTGTATTGGGTGTGGAACTTGTGTAGGTGTTGCACCAGATGTTTTTGAAATGAATGATGAGGGGTTATCATCTGTTATTGGTGATGATGTCGATTCAGCTAAAGAAGCTGCTGAATCTTGCCCTGTAGAAGCAATCGAAGTGGAAGATTAATCAAAAAAATAGAGAGTTATAGTGATAAAGGAGTGTTCGATTAGAGCGCTCCTTTAAGCATTGTAGCTATTAGTAACTTACATATTTATTCTAGATAATTTGTGGTATGGCTTATAATTCTTTTTTGTTTTTCAATATCATGCTTGCAATTAATTATCATTTCATCTTTATTTGGTATGTCAGATATTTCTAAAAGTTTCAGTTTTTCTTCTAATGCTGTTAATTTTATTTTCGCTTCTTGTAATTTTCTTTCTTTTAAGTTCGTATTTAACACCTCATTCTTATTATAAATATTTTGTGTATAAAAGTCATTTATGATGTAATCCAAAACCTAATTATTGATTAAATGTTTAATTTTTATTTTTTTGTGCTATTATCGATATTAGGGGATGGATTTGTCATAAATATACGTATACACAAACCGTTAACACTAAGCTTTTTAATCCTCCCCTTAATGTCTGGAAATCCCTAAACTCCAGACATTTTATTACATGATAGAGAGGTGTTTGGAGAATAATTTTTAGCCTGAAGAAACAATATAAAATGTACTAAATAAGTAACAAATAAGTAACAAATCTCCTGAAACCCGCATTCTAGCGTGTGTTTTTTTTCAAGACTTGAAATTTTTTCATGGTTTATTAAAAATAATGAGCTTTACGATTAGTCCGTTAATCGGTTAAATGACTAGTATTTATTAGGATTTGTATTATTTTTATAGATTTTGTAAATATCATTAGAACTTAG